GCCCAACCCGTCCTGAGCCATCCCTGTTGTTGCTGCAATAATCATATTTAAAGAAGTAGTTGCCCCTTTTAATATTGCAATTGCGGCCTGGAACGAATCATAAACGAAGGCTGGTTTTTCAAGGTCTTTAATTCTAAACGCGACTCTTAACGACCCGGTAATTGTGAGCAAATCATTTTGTACATCCGTTGCATTTTGCTCCCATATCCTTAATTCAAGCTCACGTTTAAAACGCTTTCTAGCTTTAGTAATATCGCAAATCTCAAAATAACCTTGAGGAATATCAGTTGTTTGTGTAATAGGAATCCCACTAACAGCAATACCATTCGGCATAATAAACGGTGGAAATACATAATTACCAGTTGTATCTTTGGATATTTCCTGATTTGTCACATCAATAGGATGCATATAAATCTTGTTGGCCATCCAGCCAGTCAAGCCATTTACAATTATTTGCGTAATAGTAACTTTTATAGCATCGTAGATATTTGCATTTGCCTCCTCAATACCATTAGCGTCGAATTCAACAGAGTTAATTTTGATACCCGATAAATTAGCACCAGTTCCATCACCATTGAATAATTGGTTATTCAGATCCTCGTTGTCCAGCTTTGCAATTAAATCATTAACCGCTTCCAAAAACTCATCCCAATCTTCCAGCATCTCCCTGGTAATCTTGGTATAGTTAGCTATCTTGCGAACTTTAGTTTCTTTTTTCAGATAAGCAACTTCTACACTGCCAAAAGCTCCACCTTCTGCAACAGTTCCGGTATTGTCAACAATAGTACTTCGCTCTATCCATGTCCATGTATCCGAATTCGCCGCAATTGGGTTTCCAGTAGGGACATCAGCATTAAACGACTGAGGGCTTCTAGGCTCATTCACAACACCCTCTTCTTGATCGTCTCTTAAGAATGGATAACTTGTTGATCCCGCCCATGTTCCGGTTGTTAATGGCAACGCCTTGATTATCATTTTTACATCAATCTTACCCTCAGTATCTTCAGCAAATTTTTGTTTCATGCTATCCCATGCGTTCTTGATAGCAACTGCAAAACCATCTTTTTTATTTGAATCTTTTTGCTCATTGATTTTCGCAACAGTTGACGCAAGATCATTAAACGATTTTTCAAAATTATTTTTAAAATCTTCCAATTTTTTACTCACATCTGAATCCTTCATGGCATCAATTGATTCCTGAATAGGCTTTAGCTTGGCTTCAAGTCCTGCCTCATCAATGAATCCCCTATTGAATTCTGTTACTGCTTTTTTAATTTTATCCTGCACTTTTTCAAGAAATTTTGTTTCTTGTTCGCTTACAGTTGTATTTGGTATAATATTATCCCCAAATACACCAGCTGGCAAAGGTAAAAGCCCGGCAAGGGCAAGGAATGAGCCTATAAAAGGCGCTATTCCTGACGCTATGGCAAGCACTGTACCTAGTACAGCAAAAAACAGCATACTTAAAATTAAATTTGTTCTTTTCATGATATTATTTTTTTATAAATTTTCAATTAAATAGTTATAATTTAGAGTGGGTTTTTCCGGCTCCATGTGTTTGTTGAGTGCTTTAATTAGCGGCTCTATATTTTGCAATTGAAGTTCATTTTCTTCTTCATCAACTATGTCCTGACTATTATTATTCTCCAGTGTCGGGGTCATTGGGTTGCTGCCAGCTGGAACAGCTGAACCCTCGATTAATTTAGCTTCAGTAACTGCCCAGAAATAACCATTTTCCTCTGCTGTCTCTTTATTTGCCACCATTGGAAAATATTTTTCCCATGCTTCAAAATCAGTAATAAAATCAGAATCATTACAGCAAAATGTAATTTTTACATACCTCATACCTACGCTATGATTTGTAACGTAGCCTTTAGCATACTGATCATGCATATATTTGTTCCTGCTTTTTCTTACAATGCTATCAAACATTAATGCTTGAGTAGCACCTTCTATATCATAACCAAGCTCCTTCCATGTCGTGTTAATTGCTGAGACATTCAAATCTTGTCCAGAAGATATTATTTTATTAAATTCATTTGATTTATGCTCCTGAACATGCATATTGTTTTTATTCTCTTGCAGCGTCTTAGTCCATAATCCAGGTATATGCACATCTTCGTGCCCATCCATCCAATTAGTGGTATTGATTACAGCTAATACATTTAAGTCATTTGCTGGGTTTTCAATAGGTTCATTAGATTTGTGTGCTTTTTTATTATTATATATTATATTTGCATTTCCTAAAAAAAGAAATCCGTCAGCATGCTTTATAATCGATTTTTTTTGTGCGATCAATTCATCTTTATTTTTTACAATAAATGCAATTATTTCTTTTTTAGTCGCAAATTTTGATTTATCAAATAACGGCATGATATTTATTTTTTAATTAATTTCTTATCTCTTAAAGCTTTTTCTTTTTTTTCTTTAAGTTTTTTGATTTCTTTTTTATTCAATTTCTTATTCTTCATTTGTTACAGTATTCGTTAATGATACCCATCCATTCCTATCAGTATAATAATATAGCTGATTGAATTCGGGTTCTTTTCTTGCATCTTTTCCAATAGCCTCTAAATATTCATTTCTCGTCATCAACCCTTTCTCGGCATTTTTTAAAAGCCTCTCGCTCTCCTCATTATTTGCTTGGACTATTTCACTTATTTGAGAATAATCCGGAGTTAAATCATTAAGCTCAGGCCACCATCTTTGTAGGTATGTTTGCAAATCGTTAACTGTTGCGTCAATCTCGGAACGGAAGGCATTGTTATAAAATTCTTTTAAAGCGGATTTTTTATCTTCAAATTTGGCTTCTTTAGAAAACACCTTACTATCAATCCCCTGGGCATCACATAACCTATCAAAGTCATGCTGATTATTAGGTAGTATTTGCATTTGCGCAACATTAAGCGAGGCATTAGTGACATCAAGCGGAACATCTGTAATCAAATTATTATATTTGTTTGCACCTGCACCGTATTTTTTCATAGCCTTCTGAACTGTTGCGATATCTTCGCTTTTGCCCATGCTCGCAAAATCGCCTTGAGCTTTTCCGGTAATAATTAAACGTGGCCCATTTTTATACAGGTTCACTTTTGCCCCATATCCTTCAATTATAGATTCAATATTGCGGTAACAGCCAGCATATCGAGATTCACCAAATAAATATTGATTGTTTTTAAAGTTTGGGTTAACCTCTTTTAAATGTAGAATCTTGTCAGGATCAACGCTTAATATTTTTTTATCAACTTCTTTTGAATCAAAAATGTATTTATCAATACTGTTATCCCTGAAATCTTTATCTTTCGTTAATTTAATACTCGTAAATTGAGGAGTCCACAAATATAAACTATTTGGTTTCTTGCCTTCTACACCTAATTTAATTTGAGGTACTGCATCAATAATACTTTCACCTAACAATCTCTTGTAAAGCACCAACAAGCTAAAAAACTCATTAAACCCTTGATGGTAATTAGGTTTATTGAGCAAAGCTAATACTTCTTTATTTTTTGTTGTTAATGTAATTTGGGATGCACCATCGGCGTATTTAAGTGGTGGGGCTGCGACTTCCGCAAGAGTATTGAAGTACAGTATCAGTAAATTATTGTTCTGATTTGCTTCATAAATTTGGTTGTATTTTACTCTGCTCGACCCGAAACCTAACAGGAATCCGGATTGATATTTTGGATTATCACCAATAGTTATTGAAGTTTTCTTTTTGAATGGATTCCACATTTGCAAAAAAATGATTTTATCAATTTTACAAATGTAGCGAATATTTTTATATAAATCAAAACGGTATAGTTTTTTTCTATATTGATGGGTATAAAAAAGCCCTTACAAATTAATGTAAAGGCCATAAAGGCTGAGTATCCGTCACTCATTTATGCCGCTAGGATTAGAGCAGCCCCCTTTTAAAATAGCAATGTAGGGTAATGGTTACTTTTCTCCAAGCTCTTTTTGATATAATGCAAAATATAGGTTTTGAAGCTGGTGTACGTATTTAATTTCATCATCAATAAAGTTTTTCATAGTTCTTTTTTAATTATACTTCTGTGATAAAATACTTAATCCTGCCGTACCATCTGGTGCATCATCCTGCTTAACTGATTTATCATGTTTGTACATAGTCAAAAAATCATAATAATCTGCATACATTCCGGTTCTATGTTTTAAAAAATAAAAGTTTTCAATGATATTTGTATCGGCCTGCACAACTATCCTGCTATGCTTATTTGATGAATTTGGCACTGCCGCTGTTCGTTTTTTCCACTTTTCATGTAATTCTGTTTTGTTTTCTAAATCCATTATTTTGAGACTTTTCCACAAACCTTTCAGGTAGGCCAAACCGTGATTGTTGCTCTCAAATACCGCCTTATAAATATCATATTTTATTAACATTTGAATTATCAAAGGTATGGTATATGCGCTATCTTTAGGTGTGAAAATTACATCAATCACGTATGTTTTTTGGCCAATTATAACACCGACAGGGAAGCATAAATAGTCTATCCCCTGGTCAGCAACGTCACACCATGCAAGTATGGTAGGGTTTTTTAAGTGTTCTTTAATATCTTTAATATCAAACTTTTTAAGGTCGCTATCATTAAATACATTACCCTCCCTGTCTGCCCTTAATCCTAACCCGTACACTTTCCATCTAAACGGGTTAGCTGTTCCGTTTTTTACATTTCCCTCATTTCCAGGGTCGTAAGACTCAATTTTTTTTACTATTGTCTTTTCAAGGTGCTTGTTGTCTTTGTAAGTTGTCCGGGTAAATAATACATCCGGCCTGCCCTCGTATTTAAATATCCAATGTTGCGTTAATTTTGGATTCCAGTCATAAATTTCTAAAAGCCTACATCTCATTTGTAAACCTTCTACTTTAGTCTGTTTTGTTTCCAGGACTTCGTTTACAAAGATTATATCTGAAGGAAAACCCTCTGTGTTTTTTTCATCATCTAAACCCCTGAAGTAAATGTTATTGCCAAATAAATTATAATTCGGTTTTTGTGGTTGAGATAAGTTATTCGCCTCATAAATATTGCAAATTTTCAGAAACTTAACAAAATCCTTAAATGTATAATCTTTGCAATTTGCGAGGGTGTCACGTAAAATATAAATATCAAGTCCATTACTTACATTATCGGCACAAATAGCAACAAGTAATGCAAAAGTATCAAATGTTTTTCCTGCACGACTACCTCCCTCGTTGCAAATTGTAAGCTTTTCACTTTTTTTTTTAGCATCAGAATAAGTCTGAGCCATTTTATAAAAAAGATTATTGGGGTCAAAATGTATCAAAGGTCTAACTTTTTGCCATCAATATTTATGATTAGAGGGCTCTCTCGTTTTATTGTTGTTTCGCTTTCACTTTTGTCTTTCCAGTCATGATTATTTATTAATGTAAATTTAGTCATACTGGCATTTAAGTTATCTAACACACCGAATTTCATCAGTTTTATTTCTTGAATTTTTTTAGCCTTTCCTATTAGTTTTAAAAACGACTTAAATTTGCTGGCCAAATATGCTATTAATTCAGGGTAATAATCTTGCTCGACAAACAAGAACTCCTCGAAAAATAAATTGCCTTTATCTTCTCCTTTATTTTCACCATCAATATATTTTTCCTTTAGCCAGGCAATTAGCTCTTCACCTAATTCAATAGCTTTACTTTCAGTCCATTTTTCATCAGGCTGGTATTCTTCTGAGAATTGTTTCCCGTCTTTATTTCCTTTTTTATTTGCCATTTAACAAATGAATTCTAATGATTTATTTTTCCTCTGAGCTAAGATAGTTAATAAAAAGTTATAATCAAAATCATAAGTAAGCCTATTGTTTTCTATTACAATTTGCTCAGCCATTTGATTCCCTGAATAATTCATTGAACCTTCCATCTGATAATAATCATTTCCGGCACGAATTAAGGTTATTTTTAAATGTGAATGAGCGAAAGTTAAATGAACATTTTTAGTTTTTTTACAAATTTCTTTTAGTTCATTATAATATTTTTCTTGCCTGATTTTGAAAAAAGGAGCTAAAACTAAATTTAACCGTCCTATTTTTTCATTTTCAATCATTTGAATTAATATCAAAAAAGCTTCCCTGTTAAAAGTATATGAAGCTATCGTTATTTCTTTTACAAATTTATGATTCTCTATTAAAATTAATAATATAACTAATAAATTAAATCTCTGTTGAGTCCTTATTCTTAATTGTTCGTTTTTTTAGGTGGGCTCAATTCTTTTACATTTTCTAAATATATATACGTATTGATTTTTATATCTTTTGTTATAAATATGTGATTTTTATCCAGGAATAATTTATTAAATTTATGAAAATCTTCGGAGGTTAGTTTTTTCTCCTTTTTTTTAAACCCGCTTAATCTTTTTATTTTCATCCAACAAATTTACAGCATTTATTTTAAATAATCGTCAATAATTGATTTGGTCATTTCAAAAGTCCATGTAAACTCAACTTTAAAACCCCTTTTTCTTAGTCTTTTGTGCATTTCATTTTGTCTTAGTAAATGGTCATAAGGAATTTTCACCCCTTTGATATATTCATACCTAATCATCTTTTTTAATTCACCATTTTTTTTAAACGGTGTTTCTTTTTTTACTTCTAAAAATAGCCCATGAAACATTCCGAAACCTATTTCATATATAGTAATATCCGGGAATCCGCTATCTGATCGTAATTCTTTTGCTTGTTTGGCTTGACCAATTGTGAGTTTAATCCCTGACGTATCGGTATTAAAAATAACTTTAGGATGTTGCGCTTTTAAATAATCACAAATTTGCTTATGTAGTTGTTTTTCTGTCATATCGTTTATCAATAAAAGGTAACTAATATTTTAAAATAAACCGGAAGAGTAGTTATACCCAGATGTTATGCTTAATTAATATTGCTCACAACATCATTCAAATTCGGGTCGTTTAATTCAGCCTTATTTTTACAAAAATCAAATATTTTTTCATCTGAATAACCAAATAATTTGCCTAAAATATAATGGTCGCTCGGTAAGTTTGGCTTATCTGGTAATTCATTAATGATATATCTTACAATATTATTTTCATAAATCCAAAGCTCCGTCCATCCATCTTTGTAGAATGGTTTTAATTCATATTTCACATTGTGCTTTTTTGTTATTGTGATAATTTCATCAACATCACTGGTTTTTTTATGCTGAAATTGCAATAAAGCCGCTGCTCTCACGCCTTTTGATACTAGGTAGCAATCCTGTTCTATTTTATCTAAAAATGTATCTTCCATTTGTATTATTAAATAAGCATAACATTACCTAAAATCAATTGCGGTAAATGTCAGCACGTTTGAACAGTATTTATGCAACTGTTTTTAGCCATATAACGTTGTATACAAGTGCTACATTTTTAATTGTTGCTGTGTATGTTCAATCTTTTTGTTGCCTCCCGCTTTGTTTTTTCAAAACAATTTTAATTCACCCTGTATGTTTTCATAATTTGTAATTAATATTTCAGTTCTACGGTTTCGCATATTGATCCGCTCTCCTATTATATTTATATTCAAATTTCGTTTTTTAGCTTCTGAAACAATAAAATCATTATCAAACTCTGAATAAGCAAATTTGCATTTCAATTCCTCTAAAACGTCAAATAATCTTACTGTATCTTCTTTTGCAAATCCTGCTTCGTAATTATTTACAGTATCTAAATATGGTGGATCGCAGTAAATGAATGTATTTTCCCTGTTTTTATTATCTTTAAACGGTATCGCATTTAAAAACTGCTCAAAATCAAG